CTGGTTTTTCGATCTCCGGCGGCGTGGATAATGTCGTGAAGGGATCTATCCAGCTCGAAATCACGGGGCCGGTCCTCTATACCACGGCCTAAAGGAGGGACGTCATGGCTATCGAAAGTCAAGGAATCGGAATCCTGCGGGCGGCGACAGAGGCGACATGCATCGGCAATGTCGATAACACCTCGCTTGCGGTTGTGGCTACCGGGATTTCAATGACCACGGGTGGAGTCGGGTCTGATTTTCTCACATCCTCCTTTTCGACGGGGATGAGGGTCATCATATCCGGCGGCGCGGAAAACGTCGGCAAGGTGTTCACGATCAAGTCAATCAGCGCCGAGGGCTCAGTCATCGGGTTCTACGAGACGGCCACGGCTGAGGATGCAACGGGGCTGTCCATTCAGGGCATCAAGATGGAGAAGATCGGCTCTGTGATCTCCTTTTCCGGCCCTTCCGGGTCCGCAGGGGTGATCGATGTCACCACGCTGGACTCCACGGCGAAGGAGAAGATGATCGGATTGCAGGACGAGGGGCAGGTATCGATGGAATGCCTTCTGTCCTCCTCTGCGACCGACATGCATAGCAAGCTCCGGGATGACCGGGCGAACCGGCGCAAGGGAATCTTCGCAATCCAGATGACGGACGGCTCAACGCCGGACGGCTATCCGACAAAGGTGGATTTTGACGCTTACGTCACGGGGTTCGCCCTGTCCGGCGGCGTCGATAACGTAGTCAAGGCCAGCATATCGATGGAGCTGACCAGCGCGTGCAAGTGGCGCGAGGGAGTATCAACCTAATCTGAGAGGGAGGCAATGCATTATGGCAGAGAAAAAGAAGATCACCAAGGCGGATATTGTTGCGTTCAATGACCTGAAATCCGAGACCATCGAGGTGCCGGAGTGGGGCGGCAGCGTCACGATCCGGCGGATGACCGGGGGCGAGCGCGACGCATACGAGGCCGACATCTTTGAAAGCAAGGGGTCACAGCTCCAGCTCAAGCGGGAGAACTTCCGGGCAAAGCTGATTGCCCGGTGCCTTGTGGATGACAACGGGGAGCGGATGTTTTCCGACGGGGAGATCGCGGCCCTGTCGAAAAAGTCTGCGGCGGCTCTGGACCGGCTTTTTACGGCATGCCAGCGTCTAAACGGCATGACCGGGGCGGAGCAGGAGAAGATCGAAAAAAACTTAGACATCGTGGGATAAGGTTTTTTCTGTTCAGCCTCGCCCACGAATTGCACATGACGGTGCGGCAACTGGAGCGGAACATCGACTCATATGAATTGCAGGAATGGGCCGCGTTTTTCAAAATCACGAGGAGCAAGGACAAGGGGCCGGTGGAATCGGATCAGTTGAAGGATCAGCTCAAATCGGCCTTTGCGGGCGCGAAGGCGAAGGCCCGGCGGATGAAGAGGCGGTGACATGGCGGCAAAGGTGACAATCAAGGACTGGTCGCCTGACAAGATCACGGCGGAAATCGAGAAGAAGGCGATGGACCGCCTTGAAAAGGCTGCCCATGTTGTCGCTAATTCGGCGCGCAGCCTTGCCCCGGTGGGCGTGATGCGTCCGCAATACAAGACCGGGAAAGCATGGACAGAGAGGGTGCCGGGGACGCTGCGTAACTCCATCCGCGTGACACGGCTCGCGGGCGATCCGAAAAACGATGTCCGGGTATATGCAGGCGGGCGGCAATCCGACAAGCTCACGGCATATTATGCGCGGTTTGTCGAATACGGCACGCGCTATCTGGCAAGGCGTTCATTCCTCCGCCCCGCTCTGGATCAGAATAAGGGCGCGATCATGCAGATCATGGAGAACGGATAAATGGCCAGCAACCTCGGCAATATCTACGTTCAACTTCAACTTGACGACAAGCTCTACAAGCAAAAGCTGTCCGAGACGTTGGGCGACGCGCAGGCCACAACGAAGGGCCTTGAGACGGCGTGGAAGTCCCTCGGCGTCAAAACGAATCAGTATTTCGATGACCAGCGCAAGGCAGCCGAGAACGCCTATTCCCTTATCCTCAAATCCGGGAAATACAGCGCGGATGAGATCGTAAGAGCCGAAAAGGCGAAAAACGATAAGATCAACGCTGCGAATGAGCAACAGTTTGGCAAGCAGGAAGGGATGCTGACCAAGCTGAAGAACAACTGGGTCGCCGCCGCTGCCACCATCGGGGCAGCTTATATGACCGCCATGAAGGCATGGAATCTCGCGGAACAGGCGGCAAAATACGAGCAGTCCGCAGCAGCTTTTCATTCCATGGCCACATCGATGGGCAAGGATGCAACGGCTGAATTTAAGAAAATCAGAGAGGCGTCAGGCGGACTCATAGACACGCAGGCGCTTACCGAAGCAACCAACAAGGCCCTTTCGCTCGGGATACCTATTGAAAACATCGCTGATTTAATGATCATCGCCCGTGCAAAGGCGCGGGATATGGGGACGGACACATCCAAAGCGTTCTCGGATATTGCCACTGGCGTCGGGCGGGCCTCCCCGCTGATCCTGGACAACCTCGGGCTCACACTGAAGGTCGGAACTGCAAACGAAGAGATGGCGAAAAGTCTCGGAAAGACAGTTGCGGAACTGACCGATCAGGAAAAGAAAACTGCAATCCTCAACGCCACCCTGGAAGCCGGGAAAGAAGCCGTCGCCCGCTATAATCTTGAACAACTCACGATGGCCGAAAAGATGCAGGCGCTGCAAACCACGGTATCGAACCTCCAGCTTTTGCTCGGCCAGGGCATTATCCGGGCGGCGGCGGGCGCGGTCGGGGCGTTCCAGAGCATCGAAGCCGCATCCGTGACCGTTTCGTCCGGGATCTGGAAGCTCGTTGAAACTTACTACAAGTTCCGGGCCGCGTTTTCATGGGGGGACGTATCGAAAGAGTTCACCGAACAGGCGAATGCCGCGCGGGCAAATGCCGAAGCCGATATGAAAGCCGCCGGCGGATACTGGAAAGACGCCCGGAACAATTTTGACGCGATGACGGCCACGACCGCGGATATGGCGAAGTCCATGAGCAGCGTGGCTCCCATAGCAAAAAAGGTGGGCGATGCGACGGTTTCCGCGGCCAATAACTCGAAGAAGGCCATCGAGGATCTGGCAAAGGAAAACGCGAAGCGGGTCGCAAAAGCCATAGAGGACGAGGAGAAGTGGCGTAAGAAGTTCGAGGATGTCAACAGCAAGCTGGAAACCGACACGAAAGACACCTATGACAAGATCTACAACATCAAACAGACCGATTACGATAAGGAAATAAACAGGATCGGCAAGCTCGCCGGGGAGTATGAAGACCAGGGCGCGGACCGGGAGAAGCTCGCCAAGTGGGTCACATCGCAGATCGAGCTTGCCGAAAAGAACCTGAACGACAAGACCATCAAATACTGGCAGGGGCAGGAGGATGAGTGGGTCAGAATTACGAAGGCGGAGGTTGATGCAGCAGCCGCAGCCAACACGAAGCAGATTCAATACATAGAGAAGTTCGAGGATGCCATCAATGACGCACAGGACGAGCTGGCATATACGGCAAAAACATCCATCCCAAATGTGGTTAAGGCCAACTCAACTCTCTGGGACGACATGAAAAAGGGGTGGAAGAACGCCGAGGACCAATGCGGAACTTTTGCGACCAATGCCGAAAGCGTATTCCGCTCCTTCGTCTCCGAGACCAGCGGTGCAATCGGTGACAGCCTGTTTGACTTTATCAAGGGCGAAACGGACAGCCTTGAAGATGTCTGGAGCGATTGGTGCGACGCCATCTTGAAATCATTTACCGATGCAGTCGGGGAGATGGCAACGTCCTTCCTCATGGACGGGATGAAAAAGATGGTCCAGTATGCCAAAGAGCCCATCAGCATGGTCTTTTCGGCGGCGTGGGACGCGGCAAGCGCAATCGTCCTTGCCGGAATCAAGGCCCTGCAATCTTTCTTCGCATGGGAGGGCGGCTATGTCCGGTCATCCGGGATAGGGGCGTATGCGGACGGCGGAATGATCCCGGGATATGCAACGGGCGGCGACTCCCCGGCAAACGATACGGTCCTTGCCTTATTGAGCCCCGGTGAATACGTCATGCCCCGGTCCGCAGTCAATGCCGAAACCCTGCCGCATCTTGAATACATGAGGGAGAACAAACAGCCCCGAGGATATGCCTATGGAGGGGCGGTAGACGGACTGCCGGGATTAAGCAAACTCTATGGCGACAGATACGGGCAGGCTGGTGTTTGGTATGATGAGGACGAGTGGGGAGCCCTGGCGGATGCCTATAAAAATCTCCATGACTACATCGGCATGTCTTACTATAACGGCAAGTG